AGAAGGGATCTAAAAAGGGAGGTGAAGTAGCAGTTGGTGGACGCAGACGCCGCTCATCCAAGAAAGGATCCAAGAAGGGATCAAGAAAGGGAGGTGAAGTACCTGCCAATCTCCCAGGAAATGTACCTGCCAATCTCCCCGGAGGACGTAGACGCCGCTCATCCAAGAAGGGATCAAAGAAAGGATCTAAGAAAGGGGGTGATGTACCTGCCAACATGCCCGGAGGACGCAGACGCCGCTCATCCAAGAAAGGATCAAAGAAAGGTGGATTAAATGACAAACTCGTTCAATTCAGAAAGTTAGTTGTATTAGCTACAAAGAAATTAGGAAAGGGAGGACGTGAAGCAATGGTAATGGCAGGAGCTGCATTAAAGAAGGCAAAAGCCAAGATGCCAAATGCATCATACGAAGAACAAATCAAAGCTGCTGAAAGCATGATCTAAATTATTTTTATAAAATAAATTTTTAATTTATTTTGCAAAAACTATGATAATATATTGAATTCTTCACCATCGTTAACAATTTCTAATACTGCTGGTTTTCTTCCACTATTCTTAATTCTATCAAAAACATCAAATGCTTTTGATGCTCCAAGATCAACTCTCCATACACTTTTATCACATGTACTATTAATTCCTTTATCAATTTGTGGTGTGTGTCCAACGACCATACCTTTTAATCCTTTTAATCCTTCTGTATCTTCACCCCAGATTTTTAAAACCTCATTTATATCCTTACAACGACTATTAGATTTTTTTAATCCACTTGGTAAGTGACCAAATAAACGAGTCCAAAAAGGTGATACTTGAGGTGTATTTATAAGTGTATCAATATCAGAATTATTATCATCAATTTTCTTTAATAACCATTTTCTAATTAAATTATTAACTTGAGATACTTTGTATTGTTTTGCTAATGCAGGTACAATTCCTCCATGCACGAAAATAAAACTTCCAACAATCACCGCAGATTGTCTTGTACATGCTAATTCTTTATTAAGTTTTTCATTAAATGCAAATCTTCTACCTTGAATACCATCATCAAAAGATGTTCCATCATCTTTTCTATATTTATTATTTTGATTTTTACCTTCAAAATCATCATTATGTACACCTTTATAAGATGCATAATTTATATTTCCTTGATAGTTCATCAATTCATGATTACCTAATAAACTTATTACCATACCATCCTCTTTTATTGCAAGTTTATTTAATTCATTAAATAAGTCTAAAATTTTAATGTCACTGTGTTCATCATCAATTGTTGCTTTTTTATCTCTAATACACATATCACCTCTTCCTCCAGTTGGTCTGCATCTATCTACTTGATCACCTACTTGAACAACAATTGTATTATCACCGATCCATTTATAATTTTCTTCTGTACCATCTTCATACGTAACTTTTAATATTTCTTTTGTATCTTTTGTTTTTTTAATGACCGTTGATATCAATAAATAATTTATAGTTAAATTTAAATCACCATGAACATCTCCGATTGCAATAATACGCTTTCTTTTACCGAGGGTATCTGGTATTGGTATGAAATCTTCACAATCATCCTTGAATTCTGATGAATATACATCTCCTGTATTTTTTCCTTTTTTACTCATATATATTAAATTATATAATTTAATTTATAAAATTCAGAAAAGACTAAAATTGCTATAATCTATAAATTTTTCAGTTCTTTGATTTATTTTAGGGAAGATAATTTGAGGTTTTGCGTCAAGTGATGATGATGATGCTTGAGGACTTGATTGGGGAGAAGCGGATGAAGTTGCTGTTGGTTTAACATATTTTACACTTTCAGTTAATTGATCACTTAATACTTTATTCTTTGATTTTTCTAATTCATATGCTTTAATTAATTCCATTACACTATTTTTTGTGACATCTCCTAATGAGTTAACAACTGTTGTTGCTTTTTTGGTTAATGCTTTAATCTTTGGTGTTAATTTCTTAACTTTATTTTTCTTCATTTTTAATAGTTTGGATAATTTACGTAATAATTTTTTTAATTTATTAATCTTGCGTCTATTTGGTTTTCCTCCAGTTATGTTATTGCGTAAGATAGATATTAAAAGTACATTATTTCTATGTTTATTTAATGTATTCATTGTGATAACCATTGCAGTTAACATTAAGATCGCTAAAGGTACATTTTTAGTTGAGATATAATAAATAAATCCGATTGTTAATAATCTTGATAATGGGTGATCAAATAAATATAGGATATTTCTGGCGAGTCTTGAAGCAGTTAAGCTTCCAAATAATAATATTAAGATAACGAGAGTTATGAATATATATTTATTATTAATTGCTTCATTTACACTCTCGTCCAAAGTATTAAATATTTGGTTTGAAAAATTATTAATAGGTTCCATAATATAATAATTATATAAAATTATTCAATTAAATTTAAATTAAAAATTGATTATCTCTCCTCTTATATTTAAAACTAAAATATTATATAAAATATGTCGGCTCACATTACAAATGATGGAACATATATTCTTAAAAAAGACTTCAAAGAATCTGAAATTGAAGACATAAAAAAAGAATTACATATTCGTCCAAAAATAACTGTTGACTATGGTGATCCGAAAGATGAATCATTTGATATATTTTTAGATACATCAACTAAATTATATATTCCAAGATTTTATGCATTAAGTAAATTTAAAAAAAATAAGAATACATTAAAAGCATCAAATCCTCTGACATTTAGTTTTGTTGGTGATTTACGTGATTATCAAAAAGAAATTATTAAGACAGTATTTCCTATTTTAAAAGAAAAAGGTGGAGGATTACTTAGTATACCAACAGGCCGTGGAAAAACGGTTTTAGGTTTACATTTAGCAACATTATTAAAGTGTAGAACATTAATTGTTGTTCACAAAGAATTTTTGATGAATCAATGGGTAGAAAGAATTAAACAATATACTAATGCAACAATTGGAAAAATTCAACAAAAGAAAATCGATATTGATAAAGATATAGTTGTTGGTATGCTTCAATCAATTAGTATGATAGATTACGATGTTGAAATGTTTAAGAAATTTGATCTTGTAATATTTGATGAATGTCATCATTTAGGCAGTCAAGTATTTTCTCAAGCTTTATTAAAATTAAATAGTCCTTTTTTACTTGGATTATCTGCTACACCTAATAGAAGTGATAAGACTGAAAAAGTATTTTATCATTTCCTAGGAGAAATGATATATCAGGAGGTTGTCCCTTTACAACATAAAGTAAAAATAGAAATTCACAATTACACAATAAAACATCGTAAGTTTCGTGATGTTATTGGAAAAAATGGAAAAGCAATAACTCCGATTATTATAAATAATTTGACTGAAATTGAATTAAGAGATGATTATATTTTTAGATTAATTCGTGATCTTAAAATGAAAGATACATCAAGAAAAATTCTAATTTTAAGTGGGAGAATTGTTCAATTACAAAGATTAGAGGAGAAGTTACGAGAAATATTTGTTGATGATACTGGATTTTATATTGGAGGAATGAAAGAAGCAGAATTAAAAAAGTCTGAATCTAAAGATCTATTATTTGCATCATATGAGATGGTAACTGAAGGATTAGATATTCAAGCATTAGATACAATGGTACTTTTGACACCAAGAGCAAAGATGGTTCAAACAATTGGAAGAATTCTTCGTAAGAAACCAGAAGATTATGAAAATCAACCGTTGGTGATTGATGTAGTTGATCAAATTCCAACATGTATTTTTCTTGGAATGGCAAGAAAGAAAGTGTATACATCACGAGAATATGAAATATTATATCATGAAGTAAAAGAGAATGAAATTGTAAAATCATGGGAACATGATTATGCAAAAATTATACCAAAATTTGTAAAGAATGATTCTGGATTTATTGATTCTGATGAGGAAACCAAGAAGGAAGAAATCAAGAAAGAAATAAAGAAGGAAGTTGAAATAGATGAAGCATTTAAACTATTAGAAGAACCAAAAGAAGTTCCTAAAAAGGTACGAAAACCATGTGCTAAAAAGACAACTGATATATAAACTAAAAATAACTAAACAGACCATACATTTGTACGTCAGTTTCACTTTTGTCATTTAATGTAACAAAAGTTTTACTTAAGCGAGTCATTAGTTTGATTCGAACATCTTCTTTTATGTCTACAATTTTGACATGACCAATTAAATTAAAAATAATATCAATATTTGAATATCCATTCTTTTTAATATTTTGATAATATTTTACACAATCATAATAATTACCATCTATCATTGCAATAAGAATCTTATCTAATAAATCTTTTTCAATCCGATTAGTCATTAAAGATCTAAAATTTTTCTTATCTTTATCTTTTAATCCTTTATTAATAACTTCTAAATTTATTAATGCTGATCTCATATCACCTTCTGAATTAGTGATAATTTCTTTTATGATATCATCACTTAAAGTTATTTTTTCAATTGAACAAATTTCTTTTAGACGAAACATCATGTTTTTTTCAGAAACTTTGTTGAATTTTACAATTATTGATTTACTTTGAATTGATTCTATGATCTGAGTTGAATCATTACATGTGAATGTAAAAATAGTTGTTTCATTGAACTGATCAATTAAATCACTAATGACATATTGTGCTTTTGGTGTAATATTGTCAGCTTCATCAAAAATGATAAACTTCTTAATAGGCTTACCATTTCTATCCGTTACAATTTTTTTACAAAAATGAATAATCATTTTATCTACAATATCAAGACCACGATTATCAGACGCATTTAATTCTAAAACTGCTTCATTATAATACCTTCCAGTAACTTGTCTGACGAATGCAAGCAAAGTACTTGTTTTTCCAACTCCTGGATTTCCCATCAAAATTAGATTTGGATATAATTTTGTAGTTATAATGCGGTTGAATTTTTCTCGGAGGATGTCATCAAATAAAATATCAGATATTTTAGAAGGTCGATATTTTTCAATCCATGGTAAATCATCTTTATTCATTATATCTATATTAATAAATATTCATTTAAATAAATAAGTTATTTTATCAATTTTTAATTTGATTTTATTTATGAAATCAAATTAAAAATTAGTGTGAGTAACACTAGAATTTTATTCTATAATCTATCAGTATACTTTCTTAAAACAGGTAATTCTTCTATTAGATCATCAATATTTTCTTCAAGATATTTTTCATATTCATCTTTATCCATTTTACTTTTTACTTTTGTAATATATCCAATATACTTCTCAATATCATTTAAACTGATAGAAACAATTTTATCAAATAAGTATTTCAATAAATCAATATATACCAATTTACCATTTAATTTTTTCTTTAATTGATCTAAATTACCATCAATTAAAAATTTCTTGTATTCTGTTATAGTATCAATCACAACTGGTTTTTTAATAACTATATTTTTCTCCAAATCTTCAATCATAAATTTATATCTTGCTGATAATTTATCTTTTTGTAATTGTTCTTTTAAAAAATCATTAACATCTTCATATCCATGGATAACATTAATCATACATAAAAACTCTATTATATCCATATTTGTTTCTGAATATTTTTCCTTAAGTGTATCAACAATATAATCCATTGTTTCATTTGATAATATATGATTCAGATGTAAATTTAATATAGTATTAATTAATGTAACTAATTTCTTTTTTAATGTGAAATATTCTTCTTCATTTGTAAAATATGTTACATGTAAATTATCAATTATATTTATATTTTCATTGAATTCTTTCTCTAATTTTTCTATAAAAAATACTCTGAAATTTATAAATTCTTTCGTCTCATGTTTAAAATACCATAATCCTGAATCAATAATTTGTTTAACCATTAAACAGTATAACTTATTATTTTCATTATCATTAAGAATTTTATAAATAAAATCAGATGCTAATTTATCTAATTGTTGATCATTGGTTATATTGCTATTTAATATTTTTTCTAATATATTAGAAAATGTTTCTTCAGTTATTTTATTTAATAAACTTAATAATTTAGTATTGATATTACTATTTATTTTTTTCCATTTATTACTATTTAGATGATTATAATTAATCTTTTTACGATTTTCGATGTATTGTGTTGATTGTAAAAATGAATTATTTATTGAATCAAACATATTAGATAATTCCTCTGTTAAAATATTAACATTTACATTTTTATAATTCAATATTTCTTCAACAGAATATATATTTATCTTACTCATAATTTATTTATAATAATATTTTTTTATATTCTTTTTATATATGCTCGCAACTTTATATTCATTCTTATTTAAAACTGAAGATTATGACAGCAGATCAGGAACATTAATTGGATTAGTGATATTATTAATAGGAATATTAATTACATTTACATTATATTCAATTGCTTTAGTTGATGAAACAACAGATAATAATCCTAAAAAAAAACAGGAGTCTTTAAGATCAATAATTATATCCGGTTTCTCATTAAGTGTAGCAATAAGTGTATTTGTTGGTTTTTCAATAAACAGATACAATTTTTGTAAAGCAAATCCCGATATTTGTGTATTAGATTATTCTTTCTCACCATTCGCATAAGTATTTTACCAAATTTCAATAATTTCATCTTTTTTTTCTTGATCTTTAAGTTCTTCTATAAAACTTAACGGTATATTAACTCTTTGTTGAACTGGAGAATGTGGATCTTTTAGTATTCTTATATCATATTCTTGTTTAGTAATTTTATTTCTCCATATCATTGCCCATCCTTTTATAAAATGATTTATTATATTTTCTGAAAGGCTCGGAATATTTGATTCTTTTAAAAATAGAGTTAATCCACTTAATGATATTCTTAATCCACCGATATCAGCAATATTTTCACCCATTGTTAATTTTGGATTTATTTTAAATTCTTCATATTTTTTACCAATTTTTTCAGCCATTTCCATATATTTTTTTTCTGATATTTCGTCCCACCAATTATTTAAATCACCATTTTTATCAAATAATCTTCCTTGATCATCAAAACCGTGAATTATTTCATGTCCAATTACACTACCAATTGCTCCAAAATTATATGCAATTATATTAACATCTGAATTCCATTCCACACTATAAAAATAAGGAGGTCTTAACATTCCATATGGAAATATACAAATATTTTTTGTTGGATCATAATAAGCATTAATTTCATAAACATTACCATGTAAAAGTTGTTCATATTTATTGAGTAATCTTAAATTTGTATTATATAAATAATTACCAATTATTTGAACATTATTAAGATAATTCGTTGTTAATTCAATCATAGTGTTGAAATCAACTAATTTACCTTCCGCAATATAAAATTTTATATTATTTAATTTTTCAATTGCTTTTAATTTTGTTTCATTATTCATCCATTTATTATTTTCTAATCTATTTCTGAATGCCTTTACAATATATTCTATCATTTTTTTTATTCTTGGTTTTGTGTTTGGTTCAATTAATGAGAAATATTCTTTACTTATAATATGACCTAATAAGCTATTAAATATATAAATTTTCTTTTTATCAAAAATCATTTGTTTTTTAACACCTTTTGTTAATTTAACTAATTCAAATTTATAATTATATATTTTTCCAAATGAATATGATGATATATTAAATATAATACACCATATAATATAATATGTAAAGTCTTTATCTATTAAAAAGTTATCAACTTCTTTATAATATGATAAATCTTTATCATCTATTAAAATATCATCTCTTTTATATGTTGCAATACCATTAATAAGTTTATTTAATATATTTAGAATATTATAATTTTTAAATTTAATATTAT